GTAGGAATACACGTCGATAGAACTAGCATTGCCTGCGGTAGGAGCAGTACCACCTAACCACTTAGGTGTAACCGACGAACCATCTACTTGCACCGCTGAGTTGTAGTAAGCAGTGCTTCCATTAGTGACTAAGAAGGCACAGGTTAAGACTTCTCCGGTCGCCATTGCGGTATTCAGTGACGTACCAGAAGAAGCTCTAAAGTTCACTGTAAAGTTCCCAGAGGCGTTAGTTGTGTAGTACAGAACACCTTGGGTTGTAGTGTCGAAGTTAATCGTGCCTGTTGCTGCTGTTGCTGATACCGTGATCGTCTCAACAACACCTTGCAGCTTTGCGCCGATCTGAGAGGATGTGGATGCTAGAGAGAGTTGTTTAGCAAAGGTCGCAGCCTGTGCGGAGGAAATCGTAAGTGCTAGCGTACCTCCGGTCTTGACCTCTAGGATGTCTGTGTTGTCAGACGTAATTGAGGTTCCAGCGGTAGCTGCATTAAGGACGTTCGCCATTCTCTACCTCTACCCAGTTAGTTGTTTCTTCATCCCAGCTATACATCTTACCGTCGGTAGGCATCGCTACTGGAGCTTCCCACTGAGCATTGGCATTTAGAAGCCAGCTAGCAAAGGGCTTAGGCGGCACAAACGCATCGATGTCTGCTCGGTAGGTATAACCAATCCCTGCGTAGTTCTTACGCATGTTGCCGTTATAACTTGTCTGCTTCCACGTTCCACCGAGAATCTTCTCAAGATGAGCAGCACCGATGTGTTCTTTCTCAACACCGCTAGCGTCTGAAGTGTCCTTGTTATCAACAACGACAACCTGCGTGACGATGTTGTTTTCATCAATCTTTGCGAAGTGAGCCATTACGCCTCCAGCCTTAAGCCTGTTAAATCCATTTCTTCCCCTACGACACCGACAGGAAAGGTATTAAAACTGAGTGAGATTCTTGTGTCCTCGCCTTTGACCTCTGGAACCATATGTGTGAGCGACGAAGGAAAGAGAATCAGCCTGCCTGCATAAGCCTCAAACCACCAACTCTCAGAGTTATACGGGTTCCATTGGTCAGGAGGAAACTTGATCTGCTGCCAGCCATCTTTGTAGAAGTAAATCCGATCATCAGGGTTGGTCTGAACATAGAACACACCTGAAATGTAGCTATTAGGATGAGCGTGTTTGTGGTGGTACTGACCTTGCTCGCTATAGTTGCACCAGCTTTGCGTGACTCTCAGACTTACATTGTGCTTAGGATTCACTGTGGACTTAAAGTATTCCGAGACAGCATCCTCAATGAACGATCTCAGGTTTGTCAGCACAGGGCTACGAAGTACGAAGTTATCAGTGCTTGTGGTATTTCCCTGATTAGGCCTTGTGTGTAGCTCACGGATGAAGAACAACTCCTCATCGCTTAATGGGCGACCTAGTTCAGCAAAGCCAACAGCTGTCGGAAAGAGATTATGCAATTGCATCTTCGATTTCCTTTTGCTTGATGCCCATCTCTTTGAGTTGCTCGTCGGTGTAGATCGTAGGGATTGAATCTTCAAACTCCTTGATCTTGTCTATCACCCAATAAACTTCCTCAATACTCGGACAAGGTCTAGGATCATCCCAACGTGTGAATACGTTGTTAGAGATTTCCCACTTCGCCCCAGGACGAAGCAGGTGCATAGCTGTGTCTATTCCTAGGAAGCGATATGTTTTTGTAGTCATGTTATTGATTGATTTTGATGATTACGATACCGGAGCCGCCTTTGCCACTTGATGAACCAGCGTCATTAGTGCCGCCTCCGCCGCCTCCTCCGCTAGTTTCAGTTCCCGCCTGAACTGCCGGAGATAAACTCGGAGCGTTTGCACCCTGTCCGCCACCACCATAACCTCCCGCTTTGGTAGCAAACGATGCACTTCCACCGCCGCCTCCAGAATAATACCCAGTAGATGGAGTGCCGCCGGGACCAGCCCCCCCATAAGATGAAGCAAATGACGGACCTTGCGAACCATTCCCACCAATTCCAGCGCCTGCTGCATTACCAGCTTGTGCAGCGCCACCACCACCACCACCGATACTAGTGGTATACGGACCGCCAGCATTACCTTGCCCCGGAACACCCGTTCCACCGCCGCTAGGACTCGGTGTACCACCGCCGCCCCCTGAACCACCATTTCTGCCAGCAACTCCCGGCGCAGTCCCACCACCTCCCCCGCCACCACCGGTTGCTACAACACCGGGAGTGGCAAAAGGAGACGGGCTAGACCCACCAACAATAGAAGATGGATTTCCATCATTTGCTGGACCAGCAGCAGATAAACCGGCCCCGCCGCCACCTACTGTTATTGTTAATGTCGCTCCGTTAGTTACGGTTTGCGAAGACCCGACTAAATAGCCGCCAGCACCACCACCACCGCCAAGACCAGAGGAAAAGTTTTCCTTACCACCCCCACCACCACCCGCTACGCAGAGATAATCAATACTCGTTACGCCTGTAGGCACAGCCCACGTTGTCGTGCCTTTGAATACAAAGACGGTTTGGCTAGCAACGGTGTACTTTAGGATGACGATACCGGAGCCGCCTGTGCCGCCGTTTGTTTTGTTAGCAGGAGTATCACCATAACCACCACCACCCCCACCACCTGTGTTTGCTGTGCCGTCGCCTCCAGCAACACTAGCAGTAGCTGAACCATTTCCACCTCCGCCAGTGCCGCCAGTGCCGCCAGTTTTTGGAGAAACCGTATTCGTTCCTCCACCGCCGCCACCAGCATAAGTAACACTACTTCCAGAAATAGTTGATGCTGTTCCTGCGCCACCATTCCCGCCAGCCGAACTCGTGGCCGCTGCCGCTGCACTTCCTGCGCCACTAGCACCACCCCCGCCACCTCCTGCTGCATAGGAAGTGCCAGGGCCAGAACCAACACCGCCGTTTGACCCTTGCGAAGGAGATGTTGATGGTGTATTTCCATTTCCAGAAGATGAATTTCCTGTATGCGAACTTCCACCCCCAGAACCACCATTAGCACCCGTTATGGTTCCGTAAGGAGCAGGACTTCCCGGAACAAGAAAACCACCGCCACCGCCACCGCCATAAGCCTTGAAAGTATTTGTACCGGCTCCAGAGGGGTTTTCCGTAATCGGCGATCCAGCAATAGAACTATCCGTACCATTATTGCCAATAGTTCCAGGCGAGCCTGTTGATCTAGCGCCGCCTCCACCAACAGTAATAGTGTAATCAGTTCCCGCAGTGACAGATAAACCTGTTCCCGTCCTAAATCCACCCGCACCGCCGCCACCGCCTATCCCCGTTCCACCCCCACCCCCACCAGCGACAACCAAATACTCAACCTCTGTAACACCAGCAGGGCATGTCCATGTACTCGTAGCGGTAAAGGTTTGGACAATTGTGTAGGTGCTTCCGCCACCGCCGCCACCAGAAAAGGCAGCGGCAATCATTGCCGATAATGCGCCAGCCATTAGGTTACCCCCGCACCAGAAACATACCAAGTATCAGTTGCTGTTTTCAGGCATGTTGCCAAGCCCTTTGTAGCCACTGTTCTGTTGCCTGTTGCTCCGTTAGCTAACTGGAACGTAACACCAGCACCAGAGATCGTAAGGTTGCCTGAGTTGTCATTCACCACAAGAATCGTTGTACCTACAGGAAACGCTACAGAGGCATTTGTAGGTACTGTCAGGGTGGCTGTAGAACCGCCTGTGAAGATCACATGCTTGCCAGAGTCTGTAAGTACCAACGTATAAGCAGAAGAGCCGCCAGAGGTCTGTGGAGCAGTCCTAAAGCCTACAGAGTTAGTACCGTCTACCGTACAGTTACTTAGCGTTCCTGATGTAGGCGTGCCCAGAACAGGTGTTACGAGCGTTGGTGATGTGGCAAAAACTAGCGATCCTGAACCTGTCTCATCAGTCACCGCCGCCGCTAAGTTAGAGGATGACGGTGTGGCTAGGAAGGTAGCTACACCAGTTCCTAAGCTAGCAGACGTTACCGCAGAAGCAAAGGTTAGGTTGCCTGAGCCATCAGTCTGTAAAAACTCATTAGCACTACCGTCTGTGCCAGGAAGCGTAAAGGTTGTGTTGCTGCTGGTATTGGCAGATTGGACGGTTGTTGTCCCTGTCCCAGAAGCGTTACCCTGAAGTTTGATCTTTGACATAAGTTACCCCAAAACCATCCACGATTGACCATCTGGAACCGTCACAGCATAACCTGCCGCGACCGTGACAGGACTGACAGACAGTCCGTTTGTGTTGCTCGTAAGTGTGACATTGCTCGAAATCAAAATTTGCGATTCTAGGATTGGCCCACCTGCACCGCCACCTGTAGCTGTCAATTGCCCTGCCGACAAACTAAGGCCAGAACCTACCGTGACGTTGCTAAACCCGCCTGAGCCATCATTAGCTAAAAGTTGTGCGCTTGTTCCGCTAGTAGCCGGAGCGTAGTCCGTACCTGATGTGGCTGTCGTAAAGCCTGAGCCATTGCCCTTGAGGATACCGTTAAGACTTGTTGTAACCGCAAGCGTTCCTGAACTCGTTACCGGAGAATTGGAAACCGTAAAGCCAGAAGGCATCGTGAGGCCAACTGAAGTAACTGTCCCAGAACCACTTCCTGCGGATGCCCATACAAACGCTGAACCATTCCACTGTAAATAAGTAGAAGAAACCGTAGGAGCGTCAATAAACGATGTCGCACCTACACCCGTCTGGTACACAATTTTGTTAGCAGAACCTCCAGATACATTCTGTGCGCCTGTTGCGGTCGTAGCCGATCCTGCGCTGCCGCTGATAGAAATTGACCAGGTTCCGCTAGCATTAGTACCTGTTGTAGATGGAGCGCCAATCGTGTTGTAGCTGATGGTTCGTGCTACTGATCCATCGAAGGTCGTTCCTGAAGCAGCGCCGGAGCCTGAGTTGTTGAACGTAACCGCATTGGTAGTCGTTCCACCGCCACCACCAGTTGCGCTTAATGTTCCTAATGAAAAACTTAACCCAGTTCCAACCGTAACGTTTGAGAATCCGCCTGAACCATCACCATACAAAATCGACGTACCGCTTGTAGCTGGTGCGTAATCAGTACCGGATGTAGCAGTAGTGAATCCAGAACCATTACCTTTAAGAATGCCACTAAGGCTTGTCGTGACTGCTAACGTGCCAGAGCTTGTAACTGGAGAGCCGGAAACAGAAAACCCTGTTGGCATAGTTAAAGAAACAGAAGTTACTGTTCCAGCGCCAGCAGGTGTATCCCATGTAAAGGCAGAACCGTTCCACTTAAGATAGCTTCCAGAAACTGTAGGAGCTGTTGCAAACGTTGTTGTTGATGCGCCAGACTGATAAAGGAGTTGGTTAGCCGTACCGTTTGCAATGCTTGCCGCTGTGCCTGTCGTGTTTTGATTCAACGTAGGAATATCAGCAGCGACTAGCGCCCTAAATGTTGGCGCACCAGAAGAACCATTAGGCGAAGCTAAAACATAATTCGCTGTCTTGCTTGCGTAAGGATTGACCGTATCACCATAGGCAGTTGCTAATCCAATCGTGCCTGACGTTGTAATAGTGCCGCCGCTAAGACCAGAACCAGCCGTAATGCTCGTAACGGTTCCAGTTCCTGACTCAGCATCCCAAACAAGTGATGATCCATTCCATTTAAGAAATGTGTCGGTAATTGTTGGGGCAGCGATAAATGATGTCGCTCCAGAACCAGTCTGGTAAGGAATGCGATTGGCCGCGCCGCTCGCTAGATTTGTCGCTGTTGTTGCCGTTGTCGCTGTTGTTGCGCTACCAGCCGACCCAAGAATGTCAATATTCCAGGTTCCTGTCGCCCCAGTTCCTGTTGTTGGCACATAGTCGGTGCCAGCAGTTGCATTTGCAAAACCACCAGAACCATTACCTTTTAAGATGCTGGTTCCACTTGTGGCAGGCGCATAGTCAGTACCTGATGTTGCATTGCTAAACCCACCAGCGCCATTGCCTTTTAGAATACTTGTGCCGCTTGTTGCTGGCGCATAATCGGTTCCCGATACGGCAGCAGCAATAACACCACTCGTTGCCTTTACAAGACCTGTTGTCGTTGCAGCCTGAATAAGTTTGCCGGTCGTGCCGTTGAACAAAGCTATTTGTGCATTGACTGACAACGCAGGGCCATTAACATCACCTGCGCCAATCGTTGTACGAATACCTGCCGCAGTTGTTGCGCCCGTTCCACCGTTAGCAATAGGTAATGGCGTTCCTGAATAAGTAACCGCTAAGGTTCCACTAGTTGTAATCGGCGAGCCAGAAACTGACAAAAAGTTTGGCACGGACATAGCAACCTGGGAAACCGAACCGCCTCCCCCGCCACCTCCTGCTGCATTCTTAACAGACAATAATTGAAAGCTCGTGCCGTCGTACATCACCGATGCAATGGCACCAACAACAATGGCATTAGCCGACAACGTACTGCCATCAGGGTAAATAATGGCTTTCGCACCCTGACCATTGACGTTTAAGGTAGCTGGCCCCGTATTAGCAGTCGTTGCTTGAAACTGAATTGCCAGTCCAGCCTGGTAAGTTGTCGAAATACCAGAAAGCGCAACGACATAAGCATCTGTCGTACCTGAATCAAGCGCATAGTTGCTAAACGTAGCTGCATCATTTAAAGCCGTTGCAACTGTAGAAAAGTCAGCGTCAAGGTTAGCAAGTGGAATGCTTGTTGTTGCAGTGGCAAACGTATTGGGTATGGTTACTGGCTTTGCCATCAGAACCTCGCTCTTAGTTCATGTTCAAGCTGGAAGCCATTGAATGTAAAGGCTGGCGCAGTCGATGTTACCGTCATACCCAGGTATTTTCCATACATTTGCGCGTCGTACTTCAGTAACTTATAACCTTCAGTCAACTGATAGCCCGATGAAATCCATTGCAGGGTGCTTCCAGCGTTATTAGTCCATGCAATGTTATTAAATGAATTGTTTTGCCAATTAACAGCGTTACCTAATGCAATCGATGTTGATGCTTTAGCCTCGCTATCAATCGAAATATTCAATGAACCTGCGACTGTGACAGGAAACGTCGCTTCAACACCAAGTTTTAAGGCTTGCTTGTCTCGAATTGGGTCTTTCAAGTCCCAAAGTGCCGTAACAACCTCTGTTGAGATATTGGCCGTTTGATCTTCGTAAAGCCTGTAAAAAGCGCCGCCTGATTCAACACCATAGACATTGATTAAGCCATTGACGGGCGAAGAATTGATATGCGTCAAATTGCCTTGGTAACTGATGAACCATTTACGATCAAAGAAAACCAACTGTACACGTCGGTAAGTTCCGTTGTCGTTGTACCTAACGTTCCATGCCGATACCAAGATGTTGTAGATCAACGTCTGGCACCCAGTCACCGTCGAACTAAAGTCAATATTAGGGAAAATACCGTCTAGTGCATCACTAATCTTGGTTGTTGTAGCACCTACCAGTGCATACACGCCATAGCGGTTGATAAACAAAATGCTGCGAAAATAAGCAAAGACACCAAGGAAAAGCTCAGTACCAATCGATGCACTGATATTGGTGTTGGTAAAAAGCGTTTCACCAGCCGTATTGACGCGAACATCCGAAAAGACGTTAATTGATGATTCGCCAAACACATACAAGAAGTTATTAGCAGCAATGATCTGTGTGATGTCACCGTAAAGCGTTGCATCGACAAGCGTGATGTTGCCAGCAGAAATGCTTGTAAAGTCGTTGTAGCTATCGGCTGCGGTGTAGTAAACCGTTCTACCGTCAGCAATCCATACCCTTCCTGAGAAAGACTGGATACTTGATCCAACCTGGCTAATAACGGTTGCGGTTGCGGTTGCGGAAGAGCCTGCGCCATTAGGGTCTGCCACATAAAGCAAGGTACAAGTTCCATTTGCTACGGAGCCGCTAGTATGCGTTGGTGCCGTAGAACTTGTTGTACCGCCTACCGTAACGTAATAATAATTACCGCCAGAAGATAACAACCTTCCAGCCTGAAAAGCTGTGGTTGATGCCCATGCTACTGCGCCTGACGTTCCAATATAAACAGTTGGTGCGCTGGTATAACCCGTTCCATACTCACCAACCGTAATAGCCGTAACAGCATTAGCCGTAACCGTTGCAGTGGCGGTTGCTTGTATGCCACCCGTATTATTTGGCGCAGAGAAAGTTACGATAGGTGCCGAGGTGTATCCGCTGCCGCCTGCTGTAACGGTAACCGTACCGACCGAACCGACCCGAACGAGATTCGTCCCGTCGAATGTAGCGTAGCCATAAGTTGTGTCAATGATGAGGATTCGTTCATTCTTCCATTGACTGATTTGAGTTCTTGTTCCGCTGAAGGTGCCTGAGCTAGCCAGCGTGACCGGCGCGGTAGGGGTTTCCAAGTTGACATATTGCGCACCTCCATTGGTAAAGAAGGCAAACATGTATGCGGTGCCATTGATATTGGCTGGTGCCATGTAATGCACCGTACCGCCCCAACTAAAGTTTGTGCTGCTATAGGTAACGCGCTTTTCTTTAGGGATAACCTTTAGGTTGGAGTACCCAATGGGCATCACATTCTCTATCCAGGCAAATTCATTCTCCTGAATAGCCGTGCGATTGGCCTTGGTGTTAAGCCCTTTGAAATCCTTGGTAACGTGGTAGGACTTCTTTTGCTCAACAGCGGCCATGATCAGTACGGTACAGAGTAGGGTGTGGGCAAGCGACGAGTAAAGCTGGAGTTAATCGCTGCCAAGAGTTGTTTTTTGTACTCGGCATTGAAGATTTCGGCTTCACCGTAAGACTGTTCTTTGTATTTAGCCTTGTAAGCAGCGTAAAACGCTACAGGCGACGTATAGGGTTCTAAGATGGGTTCAGTCTGTGAGTCAGAAGTCAAAGGCACCGGCAAAACGATGGTGTCAAACTCCATGACGTAAACCTGGTCAGGAACTGGCCCCAAATAGATCGTACTTTGCGCATAGCGCGTAAAAGCAATGGGCCTGCCCGTGTAATTCTGCCAAAACCGCAACTCAGCGTTGAATTGCGTCCATGACATGTAGCGTAAGGGGATTCGCGTGTTTCCCCAGTACAAGTTAACGTTTAAGACATCAAGAATCTGCTCAGCATAGGTTGGCAGCGTTAATGATGTGATTTGAAAGGTTTCAACCGAGGTGGTCGTGTTGCCCGTGAGGATTGATCGCAAACAACCCGTATCTCGGACTACTCGGTGCCTAGCACCATTGATGTAGTCAGTAAGCTCTGTGTCAGACCAGAAATTACCAGCCGCATCATGCAGGAGTCTTCTAACTTCTGCGATATAGCCCGAATAAGTTGCCATTTACGCCTCATTAGCAGGAGGTTGGACTTTGGCCGCACCCCGACCGCGAAGAGGGGGCGCGGCTACTCGATCCACCACGAGGGCTGACAAGTGGTCGGATTTGATTGGCGCGTCTGTAAATACAAACTCTTTGAGCCTAGCCATAGCTTTCTCATAGTCTGTATTCATTTTCATCCAGCCAAGACGCACCAAGTAAGGAATTTTGTTGTCATCGCCGTAGCCAAAAATAGCTCTAGCAACAACAGGTTCCACTGGAACACTTTTGTTAGGCGCAAATTCAATACGCTGATCGACGTATTTGCCAATCAGCGTATCGCTGCCTTTGTTAGTCACAAAGATCATGCTTCGAGAATATCCCCGTAAACGTAGACATCTGCCGTTGCTGCTGCACCTTGTGCAGTAGTAAGCGACAAGTATAAGTTGGGAATACTACTTTTAACCGTTGTACTTGCACTGCCTGTTGTACTAAGGGTCAGGTCAAGGAACAACGTTGAAGCGGAAAGCGAAGAATATGCTTGGGAAGAAGCAACCACTGCTGTACCACCTTTGGAGGCAGCGGTATAAACGCCGCCTGCCGCAGTGGTCAATGAGATGGAAGCATTCGTTACAACAATCCGACGAAGAATGAACTTCGAGGGATTGCTGAACATCACAATGCGCTGATCATCCGTGCTATTCATATTTGCACTGATCAGTTTCCCAAGCAGGATACCTCCGAACTGCTGCGGTAACAGACTACCGACTTTGTTGGCATCCATGCTTTACCTCGCTTAGGTGTTGTAAGTGCCAGTTGCTGCCTGACCACCATTGACGGTCATCAGGGTAACGGTCGCTTCAGTGCTACTGTTGTTAAACCGGACGTTAATACCATCCGAGAACAACGTACCGCCGGTGTTAGCAGCGATCAGCGTTACCCAAGAAGAACCGTTGTTTACCTGAACGCTTACGTTAGCGGTGGGGATCAACAAGTACATACCGACAGGTACTAAGGTCGTTGTACTTGCAGCCGCCGTAACGGTTACTGCGTCAAGATAAGCACCTGCGGTGTCGGCGTTAGCCGAGCTAGAGGCAAGGATGAGTTTCGTTAGTGCCAATGCCATGATCGACTCCTTACAGCGTGAGGGAGTTGAGGCCAGTCACCTTGGTCATGCTCTTGGGCTTGGTGCTCACCATTTCTGCAATGGTCAACACAGCGCCAACATAACCAATCTGCCAGTTTGGCAGGGTGGACTCAAAGCCCGTAAAGGCAAACTCGGCCTGATCGTGAATGTACATGCTGAGATAGTTCGTATTCAGCAGATACAACTCACCTTCCGTGCAATACGGATCAGGATAAATCGGCACACCGGCAACCATCAATGCGCGGAAACCGGAAGTTGGGCCTTCTTCTCCGCTTGCAAAGTTGCTACCAGGCGTGATCATGTAGGTTTCTTGGCCTACAAAATCTTGTGCCAACAGCGTCCAAGTACCAAAGCCGCAAACACCAAAAGTTGGAACCTCTGCACCATTCTTCACCGTTCCAGAAATGTACTGGAGGATGTTTTGACGGGTTGGGTTAACCGAACCAGCAGAGTATTCTTTCGATTTCCACCATGTGTAAGTCGAGCGAGACAAGCCGCCATAAGTGCCATCAGCATCAACAGCAATGGGCAAGCCCGTAAACTGCTGTGCGTTGCTCACGTTGTTATACAGCGCTGTCGCCATGGCATCCATCATGACGTTGGTCGCATCGTTCATGCGAGCCTCAATCAAAGGAATCACAGCATAGTCTTGCTGAACCGCACCTTCCATACCGAGGAATGGAACAGGCGCAATCATGAGCTTGAGGTTGAACTCAGCGTTGTAAGCACCTTGCATGACGCTAGGCTGTGCAAACGAGCCGCTGTAATCCGACCACTGTGCGTTAACAAACTGGGAACCTTGTACAGGCACGGTTACCGATGACACACCGCCAGAGGCAGTTTGTGAATTGGCAAGCAATGCTGCAAGCAAGGGCGTGGAGTTATAAAGCTGGACAACCAGTTTAGGAATGAACGCTCTACGGGTGACGTAGGTCAGCTCATTGTACTGACTGGTGCCGCTTGCTGGGATAATACCGCCACCAATAGGCATGATGTATTCCTTTTAAGCTAATTAACGAAGGCCAATGGGACGAGACTGGTTACCCTGTCTCAGTTCATTGAGTGCATTTGCCGCTGCCTCTCTTGCCGCTGCTGCTGGATTCTTCAAATACTTCTGAAAATCATTGACTTTAGAAGTAATCGGCTGATTGCTATAAGCCGGTGTTGGCTTGTCCGCTTGCTTCATCCAGTTGTAGTACTCAGCAGCCGACTCATGATTACTGATGCCCTTTTCAATCATCAATTTCTCGATGGCTTTGACATCATCATCTGATTCGGCAAGACGCTTTTCCTTGAGCGTATTTCTACGTTTCTCTAGCTCATTGCGAGCATCCTTTTCTTTCAATCGTGCCTCTAATTCGGCAATCTTTTGCTGCTGCGCAGCAATTGCAGAATTAGTGCGCTCTTCGATCTCAAGTTCAGGAACAGGAAGATCAGGGTGCGCTTGCTTTGTCAGCTTCAGAAACTCCTTTCGGGTTTTCGGATTCTCAGCCAAGGCTTTCGCCAAGGCGGCAAGTTCATCCCTTGCGTCAGGGGTAAGGTTTTCAAGCGACATAGTTTTCAGCCCTCAACTTCAATTAAATGACACGCTTGGTGTCACCAGGTTTACTAAGCGTCATACGGTTTTTTGAAACCTTTGACGAACCCGAAAGACCGCCAAATGGTTCATAGCGGGGTGGGTTATAAATCTGACCATTCTGCTGTTGATTATCGGTAGGCCGACGAATCGTTCCAGCTTTAGGCTTAAACAGTTCCATACGTTTCTCCTAAATAGGAAGGGGTGGGTTTTGAGTCCCAGGGGTTGGTGCCGCAGCCATTGCTCGCATCTCAGCCGACGCGCCTCCAGCCTGGGGCAGGGTTTGGATCATTTGCAAGATTTCAGCAGGCACTAACTCTTTGGCTTTGTAATCCATCTCGCCAAAAGCAGAACCTAGCTTGCCAATTGCCTCTTTAACCGCCTTTTGTTCTGGCGATCCATCAGGAAACTTTTGCATGGCACCCATGAGCATCCCCATGCCAAGCTGCACATCAATGCGGCCTTGCATCTCTTCGCCTTTCTTAGGCTCTGGGGTAGACATGGGAGATGACATGGGAGGCGAGGAAGCGCCAGAAAGGGCAGGCTTCTTCTCCATACCCTCTTCACCTTCGGTGCCTTCTTCTTCAACCTCAATTTCCATCGAGGCTTTACCGTCTTTGGCACCGCCACGAATGAGTTTCATCAGTTCTTCAGCGCTCACGCCCATAATATGTCCTTTCAGCGCGGTTTATACCACTTAACGACCGTCTGTCAAGCGATTAACGGCGTGATGGGCGAGCATAACGTAACATTTTGCGTTGCATCATGAGAATCGACCTCCGGCACGTTGATAACCCGTGCGATTCATCGTTGCACGGCCATAATTGAGTTGTGGGGTGCGATAAATCTGTTTTAACTCAGTTCTATCGACTTTTGGCTGGTCATTTTGGTAGGAAAAGCGGTCAGTACCGCCTCTTGTACCGCCTGTACCGCCATTCATGTTGGAATTACCGTTTGTCAGCATAAAAACTCCTATTGAGCAGGTGGCGCTGCGCCTTCAGGCGTAGGTTGCTGCTGTTTTTGCATTTCTTGTGCCGCTTCGTTCATTTGCTGCATCTTTCGGAGGTCTTCTTTAAGCAATTGCTTCATAGGAGGCTCCAAAATGTCAATCAAACGCTCTTTCGTGATCGCACCACGGTCTGCAAGCGCAAAAGCAAGACTCCTAAGGTCTTCAGTAAAGATGGGCGAGTTGCTATGCGCATCTACTTTGACCACAAAGTCCTTGGTGAACTGGTCTGCAATGAACTTATTGCCCGTATCGTCGGTATAAATACGATCCGAATACGTTTGCATCGCTTTCAAATACAGCGTTGCCATCTTTTCAAGCGCATCTTCGATGATTAACGCCCGTTTTTTAGCCCTTGAAGAGCCTAAACGGGCTAATTGCGACGCATGACCCGCACTTCTAACGCCTGATTCACCTCGACCTTGCAACACATTCACAATCCCTGAGGCTTCTTCAAACATTTGATCGATTTCTGCGATCTCACGGAACAAATCATTGGGTATCGACGGTGCTAATTGCTCTACTTTGGCATTAGGCATATCCGTAGACAGCAAACCACCCACGCGATTAAGCGCAAAGTTCTTCTCATCGAGCAAACCTGTAAAGCCAATCAAAGCTGTCGGTGGCGTAACTTGCTTAGAAAGCAGGTCAAGTATCTCTGTCATGCGTTTATTACGCATGTCTTGCAAGAAAACAAGCCTTGCAACCTCAGAAATACCCCAGTAATAGTCATATTGCGGGGTTGGGCAGAGCTGAATAAAAGGCAACTCCCCCTTTAAGAACATACTCTCACCTGGCCTGTCATAGATGATGACATTCGGGTCGGCAATCGTGACGCACTGGTAGTCATCAGTGTCATCGTTCCACACCCATAACTCAGTCATCTTGATCGTATCTTCAGCCACCCGTGCCTTGTACTGCTGCATACCGGCAATATTAAG